CATACGGCTCAGCATGCCCAGTTCCCCCGAGCAAACACCCAGCATTGGAGGGAGCGCTTCTCGATCACCGAGCGCACTTTGCGGTTCTCCAGGAAGCGGTAAGTGGTGCTGAGTGGCAGGGCGCGCATCAGCTGTACGGCGGGGATCACCTCCTGCCCGGCCAGGCGGCACGCGTTGTGGAAGTGCTCGATGTTGATGGCGATCAGGCCTTTGTCGGCGCTGTGGTTCAGCGTCTCTTGGGTGATCTCCTTGGGGGCCTCGCCTGCCTCCTGCACCGTCACCACGCGTTCGTTCAGGTAGTGGAAGATCTGCCAGAAGCGCGAGGCGATGGTGTCCTCTTTGCTCACCCGCTGTTGGCGGTCCACGGCCCGGGCCTCGATGTGCTTGAGCAGCTGGTCCAGGGTGCGATCGCTCCAGTCGGGAAAGAAGGCCTGGGTGGCATGGGCTGCGGCCATCAGCTGGGCGTGGCAGAGCACGATGCGCTGGTGGCGGATGGCGCTGTTTTCCTGCAGGCGCTTCTCGTAGATGGGGAAGGCCTCGAAGTAGCGCTGCAGCCAGGCCGCTTCGTTTTCCAGGCAGTGGCGCAGGTAGCCGGCCAGCTCCTCGTCGGGCATATCCTTCAGCTTTAGCGAGAGCGCCTTCAGCTCGAAGGTGTGGTGCGCCTTGGTGGCGTGCATGTGCACGATCCGGGTCATGATCGACTCGTCACCCTCGACGCTGGCGTTCTGACTGATGCACAGCGCCCCGCGGAAGATCAGGCTGTCGGTGTCATTGCTCGAGGACTTCACGCCCACCGTGCGCAGCGTGGCGTTGTGGTCGAATAGCGGCTTCACCTTCTCCCAGTTGTACTGCGTCACCACCACACGGCCTTGAGCGTCGACCGACTTCGTGTCCGACTCGATCAGCACCACCGGCAAGTTGCTCACCTGGGAGAAGGCGCGGATCAGGCCAACGCTGGTGGAGCCTTCGCTGTTGGGCTTCACGCCTTCTTGGTTCGGCCTGCCCAGCAAGCGCCACAGGAAGCGCAGCAGGAACGACTTGCCGGCACCGGCCTCGCCGGTCAGCTCGAAGAACATCCAGCTGGCTTGGCGCTGGCGGATCTGCTGGGCGAAAAGAGTGCCGGTCCACCACGTCAATGAGGCCAGCCCGTTCAAGTGGGTGACTGCCAGGAAGTCAGTGAACCAGTTCGGTTTGAAGTCCTGCCCATGCACCACGCGAAAGCTGTTCAGCGAGGTTTTCAGACCACCGCGGCCGACGTCCAGGAAGCCATTCTTGTTGGCCAGGTACTCCCGGCCTTTCTGATAGCCAAACTGCTGGAACACATAGATGCCTGTCTCCTCGTCGTAGCCGACGAAGGGCAGGGTGCGAACCGTCATGGCGTTATCCAGCCAGCGGCTGCGCAGCATGGCCAGCACGCGCTCGCCGCCCTGGAAGTCGCCGCCCGGGGTGCGCTCGAGCATCGCCTTGGCGAAGCTGCGGGGCTCGCCCACGGCGCTGGGAGCCAGCGGCACCTTGCAGTCCTGCCGGGCATTGGGGAAACGGAATTGGAAGAAGTACTGCTGATCGCCGGTGATGGCGTCGCGCTGGATGTACTCGAACTCCGGTACGCAGTTGGCCACCTGGGCGACGGTGCAGTGTTTGGCGAAGTCGGTGTAGTGCCCATCAACCTCGTCGCCTTCCAGGTCTTTCTGCAGCTCGGCCACGTTGATGCGCGCCGAGTACAGGCGGTTCTCGTAATCGAGCAGGAAGAAGCTGCGCTTGCCCTTCATGTAGAGCAGGTAGGCGACCTTCATCGGTGACTTGGCGGTGAACAGCCGGCCGCGGTAGCAAGCCTCCTCGAGGAAGGCATCGTCTAGATCGCCGTCGCGGTAGACATCGTCCCAGTCGCGCTCGCCGGCCAGGGCGACCCAGCCCAGCTCGTTCAGCTCGCGCAGCTGCTTCCAGTACTTGGGGATGTACTTGCGCCCGGCGGGGTCATCGTCCAGGCCGATGCACCAGGTGACGCCCTTGCCCCGGTTCTCCTCGACGATGTCCCAGGGGAAGTTGACGCAACTGATGGCTGCGATGGCCTTGTAGCCGGCCAGGTGTAGGGCGATGGCGTGGAAGATCCCCTCGACGATGTAGACCCGGTCGCCTTTGTTGATGACCTGGCCCGGCGGCACCCAGCCCCGGCCCTTGTAGTTCATGCCGTACTTGATGCCGGCCTTGTCGCCTTCGTTACGCGCCACCGCGGTGGCATCGATGATCCGTTCCCAGTAGCCGTCGCACAGTGGAAAGCGCACCGTGTCCGCCCAGCTCTCGTCTTTCAGCTTGCGCCGGGCCTGGCTGTACCAGCCTTGCAGCTTGCTGGTGTCGAAGCCCCGGTTGCGCTGCAGGTAGGCATCGGCGGTGGCGTTGGGGTTGGCATCTGTCTTGGGGAAACGCTCGCTCAGGTTCTCGAACAGGTGGGCGTAGCGTTCGCGGGTCTTCTGCTCGAACTGGCATTCGTTGTCGCGGTTGCACTTGAGCTGGTAGGGCTTCTTCCGGCTGATGAACAGCTTGCGCTTGCCGCAGCTCGGGCACAGGCCCTTCTGCAGGTAGGTGTCGGTGATGGACTCGAAGTCCAGCTCCCGGTCGTTCTCCAGGGCGTGGACCACATCCCGGTGGTAGATCTCCTCGAACTTCATATCTAGCCCCTCAGCGCTGGGAGCTGGATTTGGAGTTGTCCGCTCTGACTCGCTCGGCCTGTTCCGCCGCTTCCATGGCGATGTGGATCATGTTGACCAGGACGGCTTGCTTCGAGCCCTCGGTCTTTTCACGGATGAGGAGGCGACCGCTCTTGATCTCCTTTCTGATCGTGCTCTCCGACTGCCCGGTACGCCGGGCTAGCTCCGCAACTGTGGTGTATGGCGTGTCGATCACGATATTCATTTGGTAAGCTCTCCTAGTCATATGTGTTGCATATATACACATATGAGTACTTTAAGCATACAAATGGATATGTCAAGGGGTGGGAGAATGGAGCTCGGCGAGAAGCTGAAATTGATGCGCACCCGGGAACGGATGACGCAGGGGGAAATGGCTGCAGAGGTGGAGATAAGCCTGAGCAGCCTGAAGAACTACGAGCTGGGCTTGCGCAAGGAAGTCAGCGCCCTCGCGCTGCTGAAGATCACCACCCACCCGCGGTTCAAGAAGTACACGCTCTGGCTGATGTGCGACGAGATCGCGCCGGAGTGCGGGCAAGTCAGCCCCGTCTGATCCAGTGTCGATCAAGAAGCTCGAGGACGGGCGCTACGAGGTCGATTGCCGGCCGGAAGGTCGCAACGGGCCGCGCATTCGCAAGAAATTCCGGACGAAGAATGAAGCGCTGGTCTACCAGAACCGGATCATGGGCGACGGTGCGCGAGGTGCATTCGAGAAGAAGCCCAAGCGAGACGAGCGCCTACTCTCGGACCTGGTCACGCTCTGGTTCAACAATCACGGCCGCACGCTCAAGCGCGGCGAGGAGCGGGAGCGCGCGCTGCAGGCGATGGCCACCCGTATGGGCAACCCGCGGGCGTCTGACTTCACAACCAGCCACTTCACGCAGTACCGGGCCGATCGCCTGGCCGGCAAGTACGGTAGAGACACAGCCGGCAGCGGGCGGAAGAAGGGCGAGAAAGCCAAGCCCGTCAGCGCCAATACCCTGAACCACGAACTGGCCTACCTGCGCGCCGTGTTCAACGAACTCGAGCGACTTGGGGAATGGGTGGGCGATAACCCGCTGGCGAAGGTGCGGGCGCTTAAGTTCGACGAGACGGAGATGGCATACCTGGAGCGCGATCAGATCCAGCCGTTGCTCGCCGCCCTGGACGAGATCTCGCCGAAAGCCGGGCTGGTGGCGAGGATCTGCCTGGCCACCGGCGCAAGGTGGTCAGAGGCGGAAGGGTTGACCGCTCGCCAGGTGCGCGACTGCCGGATCCACTACACCAGGACGAAGTCGTCAAAGAACCGGGCGGTGCCGATCACTGAGGATCTGCAGAAGAAGATCAAGGCCGCACTGCCATTCGGCGATTGCTACAAGCGATTCGGCGAGGCGGTCGACGCGGTAAGTCTCGACCTGCCGGCCGGCCAGCTAACCCACGTGCTGCGCCACACCTTTGCCAGCCATTACATGATGAATGGCGGCGATATCCTCACGCTGCAGCGCGTCCTCGGTCACGCCTCGCTTGCGATGACGATGAAATACGCCCACTTCAGTCCGGGGCACTTGGCTGAGGTGGTCACACTGAACCCGCTGGCGACGGCGGAAACTGAGAAGGAGTAGTGCAATGCGATTTAAGGAAATCCGAACGGAACATGGCCAGACGCTCGTTGTGAACGCACACGACATCGTTGTGCTCGAGCCTAAGGACAAAACATGGGACACCGGTGGCATCGTTTGGCTTCGGGAAGGCTCCTGCCGGTACACCAACCTGTTTATTGATGCCGCCCAAGCGCAGGCCATTCGCACCTGGCTTATGGCTGTCTGA